AACAGTTATCAAGATGCAAAATCAGATATTAAAGCAATAATAAATCAAGGAACTTATAAAAAATAGAAAGATGAAAACATTTACAAAATCAGAAATTAAAGAACTAAACATTTTTGACACAAAGAAAAAAATTGCAAAATACGAAGCAGATTTGGAATTGATGAAACAACATAAAATTGAAGGGGTTGAATTGAAAGAAATGGAAATAGCAATTTGTAAAAACACATTAACATTTTTAAATAATTTATAAACTATGAAACAAACAATTAAAAACAGAATAATTAATCTTTAAAACATAACAAAATGAAAAATAGAAAAATTTTAAATAAGCAGACAAAAAAAGTTTTAGAACTAATCGACAAACATTGTCAGGAAATGGATATTTTCAACATCGATATAAACCAACACAGGGGAATTAATATTCTTTGTACTTTTGATAGTTGGAATATAAAAACTTTAATAGATCTAAAATTCAAGCCGACTGTTGAAAGTTCGGGGTTTGTAAAATTGAAAAGAAATATATTAACGATAACTTTTACCTAAATGAATAATTTACCGACTTTAGACATAATCAGAGAAATGCACGATAGAGGTTGGATAACTCTTGATCTATACATAAATGGGGGTACGTCTTTAGACTTACTCCTAATGTATCAACATGGCATAGATATAATACAGCAAAACCCTATTATCGATTTCGACGTACATTGTTATAATAACATAACGGTATCTAGTCAAATTGAAGCCTATACAGATCTAATATGCGAAACGGAATATTTCGTTGACTATTTTACTGAACCAATTTTAGAGAGATACAAAGAACAGTTACAAATTTTAAAGACTTTAAACGTATTATTACAAACAAAGCTAAACTAACACACCATGAAACAATTTAAACGTAACAGAGGGCTTAAAAACGCCCTTAAACCAAATTTTAAAAAGAATTTATTGCTTAAAAAGGGAAATATTGAAAAGATCCATTTTTGGGAAAATAGCCATAAGCACGAAACAGATTGTATTCGGTCTAGTTTTAATCGTGAATTATATTTAGTTTATTTAAAAGCAATAGCATGAAATTAGAATTAGAATTATATTTTAAGACATACGACGAAATCGGTAAGACTATTTGGGACGTAAGGGAGTCAATTAGAAACGGAGTTTTCGCTTTAAATACTTATCAATTAAAGTATCATGTTTTATTAACTGAAGAGAGAGAATACCGCGAAGAGATAATCGACGGAACTTGTTGTATGATTTTTCAAAGTCGTATGAATTATGAATAAGAGTATTAACGAAATGAGTTTTCAGGAAACGTTGGACGTTGAGCAAACAATGATTAAAATAATGCTAGATATTTGCAAAAAAAAAGATACTAACGCAGAATGGCAATTTATAGAAACTCACAAAGAAAAATCGAAATTTGCACGAACTGACGGTATTCTAGTAAAAAACAGTTACATGATAGCGTCGGTTGAAAATCGGGGTAGATACGATGTAACTTGGGAATATGTAAAGAGTAAAAAAACTTGGTTATTAACTGAGGCAAAACTTTTGGCAAATATAGAACTCAGTAAAACTTTGCAAATACCTTTTATATTTTGCGGGTTTTTTGCAAATGAAAACATTTACGTTACTTTACAAGTTACAGACAACAAAGGAAACGTTATAATTGAATATGAAGTTTTTAATACATGGGCGAAAAAACACAAAAATACTGAAGAGAAAGTACAAAAAAGAAACGCCTATATTCCGATTGATCAATTTAAAGTTTATAAAATTTAGTACATTTAACACCTAAACATAACAACATGAAAAAAGAAACATTTTACTTTTCACACGATTATTCGTGTATAAACGATCCGAAAATACAAGCCTTAATCGGCAAGTTCGGGGCAAAGGGCTACGGTATATTTTGGCGAATAGTCGAAATGTTACACGAAGATCCTGAGCATAAACTATCTTTAAAACCCTACGTTTTAGAGGCTATCGGGAGTCTTTTTAAAGAGGACGTAAAAACAATTAAAACGGTTATTGATTATTCAATTAATACCTGTGAACTATTCCAAAAAAAAGAGGGCTACATTTATTCGGATCGAGTTTTACAAAACTTAGAAAAAAGGAATAAAATAAAAAAGGCGAGGAGTGAAGCGGGAAAAAAATCGGCTATTGCTAGAAGTCAACAAAAGTTAACAAGTGTTAAACAAAACACAACAAAGGAAAATAAAGTAAATAAAAGTAAAGTAAATAATATTAGTATAAACTATAATGATCTTTTAACTTTTTTTAATTCTATTTTTAAGAAAAATAATAGAGTTTTCGCGGATAGTGTTAAAAGTAAGTTTTCAGCTAGACTAAAAGAGGGGTACACTATTATTAATATTCGTACAGCTATGAGTAAAGCGAGTAAGGATCAATTTCATAAAGATAACGGTTTTAAGTATTGTACGTTAGAATATTTTAGTCGTTCGGCTACTATTGATAAATTCGGTTTCAATACTCAGGAACAAAAATACATACCTACGCGATGATTAGCTTTATTACTACGGTTTATATTATAGCCTTATTTATTATAATTTACATATTGATAAAAAAACATAACAAAAATGAAAATAGAAAAAAAAGTATTTACAAAAGTTCTAGGGCTAGTACTTTCAGCGGGAAAAAACGATCAAAATAAACTCTTATACCAAATCGATCCTAATTGGTTTAATATTCGGTTTCATAAAGACATATTCGAAGCTATGCTAAAAGTATCGGAAACCGAACATATTGATATTTTAAACCTTGTACAATGGTTAAGAGATAATAACCGACTACATGACGAATACGCCTATCAAATTTCTACTTTACAAAATGAAGTCGGGACGGTTGAACTATTAAACCCCAATGCAATTTTTAACGACTGTTATTATTTTTACTCAGTTAGACAAATTAATTTAATGGTGCAAAATGTCAATAATGAATTGTTAAAAGACGCACCAAATAGTCAAATAATTTTAAAAGAAATTGAAAGAGGCAAAGAAGTTTTAACACTAGATAATACCTCGTACGAACAGGATAACAAATTAAGTATCGAAAAAGTATTGGACTTACACGAAAAAGCAAAAATGGGGCTTTCTATTGGTATCGATTTAGGTTGGAATAATTTAAAAAAGTATATTAATCTAGAGGACGACGACGTTATGATATGCGGGGGACGTCCCGCTATGGGGAAAACAGCATGGGCGATTAGTTTAATTAGAAACATAGTTTTCGATCAAGGAAAATCGTTAATATTTTTTAGCTTAGAAATGAGCAAAGAACGAATTATACGTCGAATAATATCTTTAATTTTAGACATAGACAGCAATAATATAAAATTCGGTAAATGTACAGAAATAGACATAAGGCGAATAACTGAATTAAAAAACGACCCTGTATGGAATAAATTACATATTTTAGACGGTAGCCATTCGGTAAATGACATACAAAGGGAAGTTTTGAAAATTTCGGGATCTGAAAAAATTGATATTATTGTAGTCGACTACTTACAAAAAATATTAGCAGAAAAAAACGACTCACGATATCAAGAAGTAACAAAGATAAGTAACGGAATTAAACGTCTTGTAATGAGTGTAAGAATACCAATAATAGCGTTAGCACAATTAAATCGGGACGTAGCGAGATCGGGCAAAAGACCTAGTTTACCTGACTTAAAAGAGTCGGGCGAAATAGAACAGGACGCTAGTATTGTATCTTTTTTACATCGACCTGAATATTATGGCGAAATGACTGACGAAAACGGTAACAGTACCGAAGGGCTAGGGGAATTTATAATCGCTAAAAATAGGGACGGGATGATCGGAATTGAGAAAATGGACGTCAATTTAGCGACCTCAGATTGGTCGGAATATAAATATAAAGAGCCTAAAAATTTTAATCATAACGACTTAAACAATTACCACGAACAGTTTTAATAATGAAAAAACGTAAACCTAAAAAATGTAGAAATTGTAAAGTTGAATTTATGCCTCATACGTCTTTACAAGTTGTTTGCGGTATTAAATGTTCAATAGAGTACTCTAACACCAAAACAAAAGAAAAGGCTCTTAAAAAGGCTAGAAAGGAAAAAAAAGAGGGTTTGGAAAATTTAATGACTCACAGCCAATGGAAACAAAAACTACAAAAGTATTTTAATACATTTATAAGGCTTAGGGATATTAAAAAGGGTTGTGTAAGTTGTGAAACAAGCCTAATAAATAGAAAGTATGACGCGGGACATTATTACCCTACAACGTACGAAGGACTAAGGTTTGACGAGAGAAACGTCCATGCACAATGCGTAACTTGTAATCAGCATAAACATTCGAACACTCACGAATATCGTAAAAGAATAACAAATAGAATAAGCCCTAAAGATCTAAAATGGTTAGACGAAAATAGACATAGAAAATTAGATCTTATAACCCCTGAGGTAAAGGACTTAATAGAACATTATAAACAGAAAATTAAAATTTTAAAACATGAAAATAAATAACGTAATTGACGAAATAAACGAAATAATCGGGTGGTATAGATCTTTACCTATGGACTATACAGGAATAAACGAGTTAATGTTTCAAAGGGTGCAAATGGTTACACTATTAAGCTATTTCGCTACTGAGTTGGGCGAATACAGGGTACAATGGAAAAACGCAGAGGCAGAAACGGAAAGGGTTCGACGAACTTATGTAAAGGAATATATCGACAGCGGTTCGACTATGAGTAAAGCACAGGAAAACGGTAAATTTTAT